ACCCAATAGATTAGGATATTAAATGTCTTACCTGAACGAGAACCCCCTTGTGCAACCACAATTCTTTTACCAAGTTCATCTGACTTTAATAATTCCTCAAATACTATCGTTGTGGATATCTTCATAAGTTCTCTATTACCTTATCAAACCATTTATCCAAGTCGTAGTATCTACTATTTGTTCCTTTATCATCAAAACCTTTACTTGTTTGTGGTGGTATTCCTTTACCACTACCATATATGTTTTGTGGTAATTTATTTTTTCTTTCTTTTGATGATGATACACCAACACTACCATCATTTAACATATCATCACATACCAATAATGAAGGGGCAAATCTACCTTTTGTATCACCACCAGTTCTTTTGTAGTTATAAATTGTATTACCCCAATCTTCATTATAAGTTTTTATTGTTTTATCACTTTTACAAACACCATCCATTTCTGTTTCATCAACAAATGGTATTCTACAATCATCCAACCACATTACACCTTTAGCGTATTTCATCTATTACCTTATCAAACCATTTATCAAGGTCATAATATCTACTATTTGTTCCTTTATCATCAACACCTTTTCTATCTCTATGTTTTTGAGTTAAACCACCAAAGTTATTACCACTTGATATACCACCACTATTACTTTTACTAACACTACCATCATTTAACATATCATCACATACCAAAAGATTTGGTATGAATCTACCTTTTGTATCGGTTGGATTAGCACTACCTTTACTACCTTCCCAACCCAAATGATTATTCCAAGCCTGCCCTTTATGACTTGATGAACCATCTGTAAATGCTCTCTCTTGAGATTTTATATCTTTCTCATCAACAAACGGAATACGACAATCATCTAACCACATTATACCTTTTGCGTATCTCATAAGTCCAACTTTGTCTGTGTGTCTTTTTCCATCTTAAAGAACTTTACCAATTCTTCCCTTGAAACAGATAATCTTTCCTCACATATATCAAAGTATTCCTTTTCCCTTTCAATACCGACAAAATGTCTGTTGATAAGTTTTGATGCTAAACCAGTTGTTCCACTACCCAAGAACGGGTCCATAACCCAATCCCCTTCCCTTGTGAATAAGGTAATGATGTAGGACATCAGTTTAACTGGTTTGGTGGTGGGGTGTATGTTCTTTCTTTTAACATTTTCAATTCTATCACCAAAATTATCACCATTGGTATTACCATAACCAAACTTACCATTTTCATCAGTATAGATTTGTTTTTCTTCACCACTCAATCCAAAGTCCTTTTCCTTCTTTGCTGGTTTTGGAACTTGAATAAAAGGATAAGTCATTTTGATATTATCAGGTAATGCCTCAAAGTTTAATACATTATCAATATAACTTTTTGACCCGTGTGGTTTCATACCTATGATGATATGTTCCACAGCAGGTTTTGGTTGGAAACCTAATTTACTACCTTCATATTTCTTTGCCAGGTCTGTTGAGGGTTCTGTAATCTTTTTTGTATCCCCGTGTCTTTCTTGTGATGAACCAATACCAAAAGTCATAGGTATTTCATCTATAACATTTGTCTTATCTAAATCAAATAAAAAGTCAAATCTATCATCTAATTCAAGATATTCTTTTATCAATTTGTAATCATCTGCTGTTGGAACATTTAATCCAGCAGGTCTACCCTCAAACCAACTGTATCTTGTTGAACCATCAAATAAATCTTTATCTATCTTGGTAATACCAATACCCTTTTCTGTTCTTATTTCTTTTAGATATTCACCCAATCTCACAGCATCAACATATTTGTCTCCACCCCTTTTATCAATCATTTTACTTGTGTCTGACGCTTTTGGAAAGCCAGTATGATAAGTGAAATAGATTGGACTGAACGACATATCAAATCCCGCATCTTCCAAGTCCTTTATCATCCTATACAATACATCACTACGGGGACTACTCATCACCGCAATAAATGAACCAGGTTTTAATACCCTATAACACTCTTCCCATATGTTCTTTGGTGGTAATACCTTATCCCAACTCTTTCCCATAAACTCAATTCCGTATGGAGGGTCTGTTGCCAGTAAATCTATACTATTATCTTTGAGTGTTTTTAGTACCTCCGCACTATCACCATTTATTAAATGTTGTTCTATCATATTCATATTATTTTTTCTTCTAATTTCCATTGGAATCCACCTGCTTCATTTCTAAACCCCCTGTAACACATCATAATGTTATGGGGTGTTGAATATCCAATAGATTTTGCTGCTGATGTTATTCCTTTGAAGGATGCGATATAATTACCTTCCATATCATATTGATGGATGGTTTCATTTTTTTCAAGTTTCCATTTAAACCCACCCCTACTTTCAAACTTTGTTCTATTGTAGGTTCTCATTATATCACCTGATTCTACACCAGTCGCTTTGGATGCTTCATCCCTATTTTTGTAACAAGCAATCAAGTTATCATCCATGTCATATTGACATACAACCCATTCTTCAAGTTCTTCACCATTTAATCTTTTCTTACTGAACTCCGCATACTTCTCATTCAATTCAATACCAATATAATTTCTATCATTACAACCCAATCCGGTGGTTCCTATTCCACTGAATACATCTAATACTGTATCACCTTCATCTGTTAGTAAGTTGATGAAATAGGTGGGTAATTCTTTGTTAAATGGAGCGGGGTGTCTAATGGTGTTATCCCTTGCCGCTCCTGCTGTTTGGAATCTAAATACATTATCAGGTCTAACCTTATCAGGAATAATTCTTTGAACCAAGTCAGGGTCTTTAACCCCATCTTCATCAACCTTCATACTTGTCCTTCTAACCCATACCACTTTCTTTCTTTTTCTTTCACCATCCACAATATTACTATCATCATTTGTTGGACTATTCAATCTTGATAAGTAACTATCTTTTGGGTCTTGTAATACCCTATCCATATAGAACTTTAACTCCTTTTGGTTCTTAACAAAATGGAATATAAACTCCGTATTGTTTCTAAACCTTTTCTTTGAACCATTTGGTATTCCGTTCTTCTTATGCCAGATGTAGGTATCATAAAACTTTAAGTTTGTTTCCTTTTGACTGCGGTATATCAGTTCATAGATAAAGGGGTTTCTTAACCCATTGGAACAATTATCATTGATGTTTAATATGAAACTACCACTTGGTTTAAGAACCCTGTGTATTTCATTGAATAGGGGTAATATCCAATCACAATAATCTTTTGGTTTCTTAATGGATATATTCTTTCCATAATTAACAATATCTGCGTAAGGTGGTGATGTGATTACCAAATCCACACTATTGTCTTCCAATGTCTTTATTAACTCAAAACAATCACCCGTTAGTATCATCATCTTTTCCCATTTCTTTTCTTATGATTTCAATCTGTATTGGATTCTTTGAAGGTTCCAACTTTTCCCCTTGTGTGGTTACATCAATGTGTCTTTCTGATTTCCAATTCTGTTTGAACTTGTTTGTCATTATCACCTGCCATAGTTTGGTATTAAATCCCGCACCTTCATTTTCAGTCATTGATTCATGAGCCTTATTGAACCACCATTGTTCACATAGTTTCTGGTACTCATTAAACGCTTCATAATATTTCTTATTTCTTTTTAATAAAGCGTGATGTCCTTCCCAACTTATCCCCAAATCAATTAGGAATTGTGTGATGTGTTTTCCATCCCTTCCTGCTTGGATAATCATATTATACCACTCGGGGTTCATTGTCTGTTCCAATCTTGGTCTACCTACTGGTTTTTTGATTGGTTCATCTCCTTCTATATTTGACATCGTAAAGTTCTATTGCTGTTTTAATTTGATTTATTGCATCACCTATGTTTGGTGTAGCACTTGAATTGGGGTATAGAGTTCCATACGCCCCCATAATTTCAATCTTATCCAAGTCATTGAGGTCTTCTATCGTCTTCTGTGAGATAATTGAATTAAAGACATTTTTACCCACTTGAATATGGTCAGGGGAATCCAAGTTGTTTGTTACTTGTTTTCTTCCACCCTTACAATTACATCCCATATCTTAATCTTTCTTTGTTAGTATTTGGTTTATTGCTTCTTTGATATCGGTAAATGCTTGTGCTACCTCATAATCTTCCCTTTCGGTTGCGTCGTCAATCAAAGGGTCAAATGCATCCAATATTTGAACTGGTGACATACCAAGTTCTATTCCTTGAAAGAAATATATCTCTGCTAACTTTGAAAGGACATCATCTTTTTGTGTGTCTGATAGTTTAAAATAACCTTCCAATAATTCTTTTATATCCATAATAATATAAATATAATCATTTTTATTTAAGTGAAAATAAAAAACCCGTAAGATAATGGGAGTAACTTACGGGTTAATGAATAACGAATAAGGGAATATGAGAAAGTTAATGACAACAATTAGAGAAAATCCCCTTACCCTTTAAATATATCTTGGTAATCTATATGTGTAAATATTATGATAGATTGTATGTTAGAAAATTGTTGTATAACACACTTCCTTTTGATAATCCAAATTCCCCTGAAAACCAAGATTTAAGTGATATCATTACATTGGATGACTTTCTTAATAAATCATACAGGTCTTCTTTTTCTTTATGTGTTATTAACACATCTTCACTACGAATAAAATCTTCAAGTTTCTCTATTGTAAATTCTTTTACATTACCAACATACTCAATATTCTTAATTGTCATATCATCCCAAGTAATCTTACCCAGTTCATACAGAAACTTATCTGTAATGAAATATTTTCCATCAAGGGTATCCACAAGTCCATTGAACATTAGATTGGTTAATTTGGTATGTAATGAACTTTTCTTACATAACTTTAATTCCAGTAATTCCTTTGGTGTTAGATAATTTGATTCACCTTGAATCAAATGTTTATCGTGTAATAACAATAGAATAATTCTTTCAGTTGTGTCAAGTGTTTCAAACTTGTTTAATTTGGATAATACTTTTATAGAGTTCATATTTTGGATAATTACAAATTTTGGATATAGAGTTAAAAATACTCCATAATATGGATAATAACAAATTTTGGATATAGAGTCAAATAATAATCCATTATTTGGATAAATAAAAAAAGAGAGTATTACCTCTCTTCATTTTACCTGGTCTTGTTTTCAGGGACTTAACCAGAATATCTTATTTATCTATAATAACATTATATGCTAATATTGTTAATATAATATATCTCTTGTAGATTTAGGTAGGTGATAAGTCCCCCAGCCCCCATACAATAAATTTGTTAGTAAGGTCTGGTTCCTTATCACTGTTACCTCTTGTATCTTTGAGGTCCTACGACATAAGTCCCTGAATTAGTAGGAGTGAGTAATAGCATCTCAACCATTACAAGAATAAATATAGAATAATCCAATTAAATTATCAATATTCTTTTTTAAATAAAAGTTTTTTTCTATAATTAAGATATTTATAGATAATGGCAAAGAAACAATTTGAACAATACTTATCAAGAAGGATGATGGCTGAAACAGGGTGGGTCTATTTCTGTCGTCAGTGTGGTCTGTATTTACCTGAAGAACAATTCTATAAGGCTAAAGACACAAGATGGGGATTGGATTCAAGGTGTAAAATACACCACTCAAGGAAAGATAATGATGATGATGGGGAAATGGATTATCTAAAACTAAATCCCATCACTGAAGATGATTTTATTCAAACCCAACAACTATTGGAAAGGTTGGGATACACCTTTACAGGTGAAACCGTAAATGAACAATTCTTAAAAAAATATAAACTATTATGACAACAAAACAATTTCAAATCTTAACAACAATCTTTAACAAGACAACAAAGAAAAGGTTCTGCACCTTATCACCCAAAGAGGTATCACAAGCAAAGAAAATGTATAGAAGGGTTAAGGAACTACATAACCAAGA